AGCACAATAGCACGTCAATGGTTAGAAACAACACAAAAAGCAAAGAACCCAATTACAGGAATTGAAGAAATTTTAACCCAAGAAGATTTAGGAACTTTAGCAATGGTTAAGAAAATGCGAGAGGGTGATGTTTCAGCTTATAAAGAGTTAATGAACTCAGCATACGGTGCGCCATTACAACAAATAGAACAAACAATTTTAGAACAGCCATTATTTCCTGATGTTTCAGAGAACGACAGCAACGAATAAAGTACTTGCATTAAAAAGACGAACTAAAATAATACAAGGGGGTACGGCAGCTTCAAAAACGTATTCTATTTTAGCAGTATTAATAAACAAAGCAATACAACAGCCTAATTTAGAAATAAGCGTAGTAGCTGAGTCAATACCACACTTAAGACGTGGAGCATTAAAAGACTTTATTAAAATACTTAAATGGACTAATCGTTTTAACGATGAGCAGTTCAATAAATCTTTATTAACCTATAACTTTAAAAATGGAAGTGTTTTTGAATTTTTTAGTGCGGATGATAGTAGTAAGTTACGTGGTGCTCGCCGTGATATTCTTTATATTAACGAATGCAATAATGTTACCTTTGAATCTTATAATGAACTTTCTATACGGACTAAAAAAGAAGTATTTTTAGACTTTAACCCTGCTAATGAGTTTTGGGTGCATACGGAACTAAAAGACGAACCCGATGCAGACTTTATAATACTTACTTACAAGGATAACGAAGCCTTAGATAACTCAATAGTTGAACAAATAGAAAAGAACCGCTTAAAAGCAGAAACAAGCGCATATTGGGGTAATTGGTGGAGAGTTTATGGGTTAGGTGAAATAGGAATGTTAGAAGGCGTAATATTTAGTAACTGGAAGCAGATTGATACAATACCAAAAGAAGCAAAGTTAATAGGGATCGGGTTAGACTTTGGTTATACAAACGACCCAACAGCAGCAGTTGAAATTTACAATTATAACGGAACACGAATCTTAAACGAATTAGTTTATCGTACAGGAATGTTAAACTCAGACATAGCTAAAACACTTCCTAATAATTGTCCGATATATGCTGATAGTTCCGAACCTAAATCAATAGACGAAATAAGACGCTACGGAAAGACGATTAAAGGAGTTACAAAAGGCAAGGACTCAATTAACTACGGAATTGATGTTATGCAAAGCCAAGAATATTTAGTTACGTCAAACAGCGTTAATTTAATCAAAGAACTTCGGGCTTATTGCTGGGATGTTGATAAACAAGGCACACGATTAAACAAACCTATTGACACAAATAACCACGCTATTGATGCTTTACGTTATCACGAAATGGAAACATTAGGATTAAAGCGCAATTACGGAACATATAATATACGTTAATGACAGATGATACAGCGGTAATGACCCAAGAAGTTGAGAACTATGTGTATATTAGAACGGGTAAGCGTGTAAAGATAGTTTTTAACGACTCAATGAATTTAAGAAAGCATTTAATATTACTTGGCGAAGCGTATGCAGTTGCCGTGTACTACAATAAACAAAATAAAACGTTTAAATAATATGAAGTTAGAATTAATCGTTCCAACAAAACTTAGTGAGATACCTTTAAAGCATTACCAGAAGTTTTTAGGTATTGCCAAAAACACGAACGACGAAGTTTTTTTAGCTGAGAAAATGATACAATGTTTTTGCGGTATCGAACTAAAAGAAGTAGTTAAAATTCAGTTTAAAGAAATAGAAGCATTAAGCCACCATTTTGCAGCGATGTTCAAACAAAAGCCTGAATTTAAAAACAGGTTTAAGATTGCAGGAGTTGAATTTGGGTTTATTCCTAACTTAGAAACTATGACTTGGGGAGAATATATAGACCTCGAGGCCAATATAAGCGATATAGAGACGTTTCACAAGGCAATGGCTGTTATGTATCGCCCTATCGTAGAAAAACACGGAGACAAGTATAAAATAGAACCTTACGAAAGTGCTGCTAATTATTCTGAAATAATGGAAAACGTTAGTTTAGATATAGCATTAGGAGCAAAGGTTTTTTTTTACAATTTAGAGAACGAGTTATTAGGGGCTACTCTGTCTTATTTGGAGACGGAGATAATGAAGGAGAAGGAGATAGCAACGACTTTAGCGAAAGAGCTCAATTTAGCAAACAATGGGGCTGGTATCAAAGCATATATGCAGCAGCTAAAGGAGACGTCACAAAGTTTGAAGAAGTTACCCGACTTCAGCTTACAACAGCACTTACCTTCCTTACTTTCGAAAAGCAAAAAATCGAAATTGAGCAACGTGAATTAAACAGACAATTTAAAAAAGGACTATGAGTTATTACGGAATATTAAACATAATTAAGGCGGAGTTAGAAGACACGCAATTAGTGAACACGGTAACGCAAGGAGATATATTTAGAATCGACTTAGCTAAACAGACTATATTTCCTTTGGCTCATATCATTGTAAATAATGCAACGTTTGAAAGCAATGTTATTCGTTATAACATATCGATTATTGCTATGGATGTTGTAGATATATCAAAAGACGAAACAACGGACATTTTTATAGGCAACGATAACGAGCAGGACGTATTAAACACTCAGATAACAATGTTAAATCGTGTTTACGATAGATTAACTCGTGGTGATTACTTTACTAATTTAGGAATCATTGACGGCAACCCAACTTGTGAACCATTTATAGAAAGGTTTGAAAATAACTTAGCAGGGTGGACGATGACATTTGATTATTTGATAGGCAACGAAATGACTGTTTGTGATGGATAGACAAAAAGTTTTAGACCGATTTATTAAGCACGTTGTTAGTCAAGCTAAAAAGAATTTAACGACTACAAATAAAAACGCATCCAAAAAATTATACAACTCAATTAAGGGCGAAGCAAAAGCATTTCCGAACTCAATAGGTATTTATTTCGATATGGAAGAATATGGGTTCTTTCAAGACCAAGGAGTTAGGGGGGCAAACCCAAGTAAAGTTTCAAAAAATGCAAGAATACGAGTACAGCAAGCACCAAACAGCCGTTTTAAATTTGGCTCAGGAAGTAGCAGCGGAACGTGGAGTACTTTTGTTAGGGGAATTGAAAAATGGGCAAAAAGACGGAATATAAGATTACGAGATGAAGCAGGAAAATTTAAAAAAGGAAATTATAAAACAATAGCCCAAATAATAGCAAGTAATATTTATGCACGAGGGTTAGAGCCTACATTCTTTTTTACCAAACCATTTGAAGCAGCTTTTAAAAACCTACCTGATGACTTAATAGAAAGTTATGGGTTTGAGGTTGAAGATTTATTTAATGACATAATGAACCAAACATTTAAAAAATGATATTTGCACGAAACCCATATATTGTAACGATTGACGAACTTGCTCAAGAAAGCACCCGATTAGAATTGTTTTTATGGAACGGAACAGGCTCAGCACCTGCAGCTCCTACTTATTCACTTAGTAAAAAAATTCCAAGTTCAAATCAAACAGAAACTTTTTATAATATCGCTCCTTTCATTCGTGAGTTTTTTGACTTTTCGCAATCAAACTCAGATGTTACGGGTACTGATGACTTAACAAATGATTATGCGTATTGTAATGTAGAATATAAAACTTATTACACTTTAAACGGGGTAGAAAGTTTAATAGCTACTTATACAGACAAAGCGTTTGACGGCTTCGGTTATTATGAAGACGGTTATAATTATTCAGGGCAACAAATTTTATTAACTGATTTAAGTAATTATGGCGGTTCAAATATTTACTATTACCCTTGTGATGTTGACCCCGAAGGCTTTACAATAGTAACAGGCTCAGCAAGTTTAAATAACTATTGGAGCGTAGTTTATACGAATTTAGAAACTGGAAGCACGCAAGGTTTTAATATCCCAGTTGACTCAGTAGTTAATGTTATTAAAGTTTGGGCAAGTTGGTTAAGTCAAGGAAATAAAGTAGAAATATTAGACGCAGACGAAAATATAGTAGGAACTTATTATTTTGTTCCTCAATGCGAATGTAAATATGAAGTAGTTACTATTGATTTTGTAAACCGATGGGGTGCTTGGCAACGTGAGTTCTTTTTTAAGGCTTCGACTGAAAATGTTGAAATGGAAAACAATAAATACAAATTAAACCCTTTAGTGTTTCCTGATTATAATCTTCGACAAGGTCAATACAAAAACTTTAACACGAACGCAAAAAGAATTATAAAAGTTAACACGGGTTGGGTTAATGAAAACTATAAACAAGTAATTGAAGAACTTTTATTAAGTGAAACAATTAGAGTTGGATATTCAAATCGTCCCTTCCCTGCAGTTTTAAAAACTAAATCGATTGAGAAGTTTAAATCTATAAACACGAAAACAATTAATTATCAAATGGAATTTGAGTTAGCTTACGATATTATTAATTCAATTAGTTAATGAGAACGGTACAAATATACATAGGAAGACAAGTAACGGATATTGATTGCATTCGTGTAACTTTTACAGTTGACGGGCAGTCGCAAACTGTTGACGTTCCAAGAATTGATTTTTTAAACGGCAGACCCGAGTATGAATATAACGCAGGGTTAACAGAAGGAGATTACATTGTAACGGAAGACGGAGACTACATAACAACGGAAGACGGCGATTATTTAATAACTGAACAATCTTATTTTACTCCTTCAATTTATATTTATTGGGACGGTACTCAATGGGTAATAGAAATTACAATAAACGGAGTTACTTATACTTATTTTTCTTCAAGTGATGTTTACTACCCTTATTTAACTGATTGGGAAGTTTTCGGGGAAAGCGCAGAACTTGAATATTTAGTTACGGCACCTTGTACCGATTTACAATATGAACGACTTGAATTATTTGACGATGAAAAAATAAACATAACATTAAACGTTCAAAACCTCAGCGATATTTCAAAAACATTTACTGATTTCAGTCAAAGTTTCACCGTGCCGGGAAGCATAGTTAATAACAGAATATTCGAACATTTTTATCAAAACGATGTTGACGGAACTTTAGACCATAATTTAAAAAGACCTGCTTACATTGAAATAGATTTTATTCCGTTTAGAACTGGAGTTATATCGCTCGAAAAGGCGAATATGAAGAACGGGTTAATAGACAACTACTCAATAACTTTTTATGGGCAGTTGACAAGCCTTAAAGATATATTCGGAGAAACAAAGATTAATCAATTAGATTTAAGTTCCTTAGCATTTACTTATACAGGTTCAAACGTATACGACAGAATAACGGACACGGCTACCGATTATGATGTTAGATTTCCTTTAATTGCAAATAGCAGATTATGGACTTATGCAGACGGAACGGCTAACGATATTACTACTATTATTGGTGGTTTAAATTATGGGGAGTTATTTCCAGCGGTTAAAGTTGCACGTTTGTTTGATGCAATACAAAACGACTTTGATTTAAATTTTGTAGGTGACTTTTTTACTGATGAACGTTTTACTAAATTATTTTTAGAAGCAAAGAACGCTCAATTAATGAGTTTTGTAACTCAAGTTTCTAACGTAACATTTGACACGGTTTCAACGACAACGGTTCCTGAAAATAATTACAACCCACAAAATTACGTTGATATTCCAAATAGCACTATTACAATTAATTCAAGTGATGCGCTTAACTCACAAATATTTCAAATAAATTTAAATTTAGTAGTAAATACTAAGTCAAGTGCTGAAACGGCTTATTTAGATGTATATAAAAACGGAACTTTCTTTTCAACTATTAATATTACAACTGTTGGAACTTACCCTATATTAGTTTACGGCGGTATTTTGTCAACAAACATAGTTCCGATTCCTAACAATAACGAAACGTTTAGCTTTAAGTTAAAATCTAATTTCGTTATGACTATTGATATGGATATTACTTATTCAGCAAGTTTCTTTAACCCTGTTGACATATTTGGAAGTTATATAAACACTTCAACCATAAACACGAATTTAAACGTTTTAACGGCAAATTTAGATATTCGTAATTATTTACCTGATATGAAGATAACAGACTTCTTTACAGGAATAATGCGGCAATTTAATATGACTTGCGTAGGTTTAGCAGAACGACAATTTCAAGTGTTACCTTTGGAAGATTGGTACAATAACGGAGCAACTATTGATGTAACAAAATACACGGATGCTGAAACGGCAGACATAGGCAGAGTTCCTTTATTTAGAAATATTAATTTTAGGTATCAAAAAAGCGAATCATTCGCAAATAGAAATTATTTTGCTATTTCTAACTCAGAGTATGGAGATACAGACAACGTTTATAACTATGACGGCGGAGATTATAAAATAGAAAGCCCGTTTGAAAATTTATTGTTTGTTGAGGCCGTAGGAACTATAACAACGAACACGGCTATTTTAGGTTATTTTTTAAATCAAAACTACCAAAGCTATATACCTAAACCAACTTTGCTTTATTTGTACGGAAACACGGGAACACTACCAGTTAATATAAAGTTTTACAACGGAACAACAAACGTAAATATAACTAACTATACTTTGTTCGGTCAAGATGTTGTAGCAGGGGGTAACAACTTTTCTTTAAACTTTGGCGCTGACAATTCAATAATTACTAAAAACACGGAACAAAACGGCTTATTTGCTACTTATTATTTTAATTATCTATCAAATTTATATAACCTAAAACAAAGATTGACAACGATTAAAGCGATGTTACCTTTAAGCATAATCACGAACCTTCAATTAAACGATAGGTTAATTATTCGTGACAAGCGTTATATTATTAATGACATAAAATTAGAGTTAACAAGCGGAGAAGCTACATTAACACTTTACAATGACTTTAGAGATATTAATTTAGGAAACATTGACTTAGTAGATAATGGATTAAATTTTGTTAGCCTACGAGTTCCGTATAGAGAAGGCAATCAAAGTGCTGTAATAACAAGTGACCCAGTAACTTTAGGTATTATTGTACCTAATCAAACGTGGGCAGTTGGAAACGTAGACACAAAACAAGTAACGTTAGTAGTTCCAGTAAATACAACGGGCTTAGATAGACAATGGATAGTGACGGTTACTTATGTAAATGGAACGACTCAAACATTAACAGTAATACAATCAGCATAATGGTAAAAGCAATAATTGATATGTTAAAAATTAGCGATTTCGTAGGTGTTTCAGAAAACATCGAAATAGCTAAAGGAAAACACGAAGTAAAAAACAGCGTTCGAGAAATTTGGAAACAAGCGTATAGAGAATTTAAAGTAAAATACAATGGCAGAAAAAAGGGTAATTGAATTAGAAATTCAAGATAATAGTAAAAGTTTAAAGGCTCAATATAAAGAAGCGGTTGCAGAACTTCAAAAGGTTTCAGCTCAATACGGCGAAACTTCTCAACAAGCTATTAATGCAGCAAAAGCAGCCGCAGAATTAAAAGACCAAATAGGTTTTACAAAAGATTTAGTAGGAGCATTTAATCCTGACGCCAAATTTAACGCATTAAGTAAATCTGTAGGCGGTGTTTTAGACGGTTTTCAAGCGTTTGAAGGTGCATTAGGTTTAATTGGAGTAGAAAGTAAATCACTTCAAGCAACAATGGTTAGGCTTCAATCCGTTATGGCACTTTCACAAGGGCTACAGGGGTTAATGGAAGCCAAAGACTCTTTTAAACAATTAGGAACGGTAGCACTTGACGCATTAAAAGGAATTAGAACGGGTTTAGCAGCAACTGGTATCGGTTTATTTTTAGTTGCGTTAGGAACTGTTGTAGCTTATTGGGATGATATTAAAGCTGCAGTTAGTGGTGTAACAGCAGAACAACAAAAGTTAAACGAAGAAAGCCATAAAAACTTTGAAACTTCAAAGGAGCAATTATCGACATTAGACGCTCAAGATAATATTCTAAAATTACAAGGTAAAAGCGAACGTGAAATTTTAAATTTAAAAATTGCCAAAGTAAACTCAGCCATTGAGTTAGGAAAAATCGAACTACAAAATGTAATTAAAACAAGTAAGGCAGAAGAAGAAGCAGCAATAAAAAATTACAACCTAACAAAAAAGATAGTTGACTTTACTTTAGATGCTGCGTTATTCCTACCTAAATTAATGTTAATGCCTATTGATATGGCTATTAAAGGGGCTAACAAAGTTTCTGAGGCGTTAGGGTTAGGTAAGTTAGTTAGTTTCGATTTAAGCAAAACGTTGGACGATATGCAAAGCCAGTTTAGTGGGTTTATTGCAGGTTCAATATTCAATGCAGAAGAAGTAAAAGCCGAAGGAGAAAAAACACGAAAGGGACTTGAAAAAGAATTAAAAGACTTAGAAAACCAAAAAGCAGGTTTTCAACTTTCCATTAAAGAAATGGATAAAGCAAATTCTCAAAAATCAATAGATGCTCAAAAAGAAGAACAAGACAAAAAATTACAAGCTGAAAAAGAATATAACGATAAATTACGAGCGTATTATGATGCAATAGAACAAGAAAGGCAATCTCAAATAACAGACGCAAAAGAAAAAGAATTACAAGCGTTAGACAATAAATTCGAAGAACTTTATAAAAAGGCGGATGAAGCAAACCAAAGTGATAAAGAATTATTAATACAGCACCAACAGGAAATAGCTGACATAAATACAAAGTTTGATTTATTAGCACAAGAAGAAGCCAAGAAAACAGCAGATGAATTAGCTAAAATAGAAAAGGAAAAATTAGATGAGATTGAAAAAGCTAATAAAGAAGCAGCAGAAAAAGACGAAGCACTTAAAAAACGCAATAAAGAGTTTGGTATTGAAATGGCGTTATCAGGTTTAAGCACGATTGCAAACTTAACTGAATTGTTTGGTAAGAAATCTGAAAAGGCAGCACGCAGAGCATTTCAAATTCAAAAGGCTGCAAATATAGCAACGGCAATTATTTCGACCTATCAAAGTGCTACGGCTGCTTACGCTTCTCAATTTGTGCCAGTTCCTGACCCAAGTTCACCCGTTCGAGGTGGTATTGCTGCAGGTATGGCAATCGCTGCAGGTTTAGTAAACGTAGCTAAAATTGCATCGCAAAAATTCGAAGGCGGTGGTTCTTCGGGTGGTGGTTCTACTCCAGCAGGTGGCGGTGGTGGTGGTGGTGGTATGGTTGCACCTAACTTTAATGTTATCGGAAGTTCGGGAGTTAATCAATTAGCACAAATTCAACAACAACCGACAAGGGCTTATGTAGTAAGTGGCGACGTAGCAAATGGGTTAAGTCTTGAAAGAAATAGGTTACAAAATGCAACTTTATAACGTTTAAAAATTATGGATAAGAAAATAATCGAGTTAATCATTGACGAAAACGATTTACAAACAGGCATCCACGCAGTTTCGGTAGTTCATTCACCTGCTATCGAAGAAAATTTTATAGCCCTTGCAAAACACGAAATAGAACTAAAAGAAGTAGACGCAGAAAAGAAAATCTTAATGGGTGCTGCTTTAGTTCCTAATAAACAAATTTTAAGGGCAGATAAAGACGGAAAGGCTTATTACATATATTTCAGCGAAGATACTGTTAAAAAGGCTTCTGAATTGTTCTTAATGCGCTCTAATCAAAACAATGCTACCTACGAACATAACCAAAAGTTAAAAGGAATGAGTGTTGTAGAAAGTTGGTTAATCGAAGATGAGGTTCACGACAAATCTGTAAAGTACGGGTTTAATTTACCGAAAGGAACTTGGATGATTTCAATGAAGGTAAATAACGATGATGTTTGGAAGGACGTAAAAGACGGAAAAGTAAAAGGTTTTTCAATAGAGGGATATTTTGCGGATAGATACGAAATGAGCCAAGAGAAAGACGAACGGGAAGAAATAATTAATCAGCTTAAACAACTTTTAAAATAAATAACAATGGCAGAAAGAACAGTTAGCAAAGCAAGTCCTAAGGGAGGTCGTAGGGGTTGCCTATGTGATGACGGAACTTACTCAAAAAAATGTTGTGACGGAACTTTACACGCTCAAGGAATTGGAAAAACAGCAAGTGTAACCCCTCAACAAGTAACGACAACTGACGTAAACGGAGTAAGAACTACAATACGTCAAAACGGATAAAAAAGTAACAGCATAATTTATTAATCGTTTAAAACATAACTATGAACACAAGAAAGACAGTTTACGACAAACTCTTTAAAGAGGAAACTCAATTAGCTAAACACGAAGTTGAATTAGGTTCAATAGATAACTTGAATAAAGTTTTAGAAGAAATTAAAGGCGCAGGGAGAAATGTTGCAGCAACAGGTAGAAAATCGGTTAGTGCATTAGTAAATACAACCTTACCAATAATTGATACAACAAGGAAAAAAATTGAACAAGCCCGAAAAGATTACGATTTAATTTCAAAACAGGCTAAAGATTTAGGAGTTGAAATTCCTGCAAATGTTACGGCAAATTTAAAAGAAGCAATAGCAGAAGATAGCGACTTGTTTGAACTAAGAAAAGCAATTGAAAAATTCGAATTAAGTTATTTGGATTTAACTGATAATTTTTAATAAATAAATAAAATGAATACAAATCAAATCTTAAACAAAGTTCGAACACTTTTAGGAATGGAAGTAAAGTTAGAACAAATGAAATTAGCGGACGGAGTAACAGTTATCGAAGCTGAATCATTTGAACCTGAAATGGAAGTTTTTGTAGTTACCGAAGATGAGCAAAAAATACCTTTGCCAGTTGGAGAGTATGAAATGGAAGACGGACGTATTTTAGTTATCGAAAACGAAGGTATCGTTAAAGAAGTGAAAGAGAAAATGGAAGAAGAAGTAGAAGTTGAAGAACCTGAAACAGAAACTGAAATCGAAGTAGAAGCGGAAAAAGAAACTGCAGTACCTAAGAAAACTATTGAAAGCGTAGTTAAAGAAACTTTCTTTTCTGAAATCGAAGCATTAAAAACTGAAAACGAAACTTTGAAAGCTGAATTAAGCGCATTGAAAAAAACGGAAGTAGAATTAAGCGAAGAGCCAAAGCCTATTTCATTTAATCCCGAAAACACGAACCCAGTTGAAAGAGTAAAAATTGCTTCTAAAAGACAACGTTCAATTATGGACTCAGTATTAGAAAAACTAAACAAGTAATTATTAATTTTTAAATACATTTTACAAAAATGGCAACAACAACATCAATTACAACTACTTATGCTGGCGAGTTCGCAGGTAAGTATATTGCGGCGGCACTTTTAAGCTGTCCAACATTAGAAAAAGGCGGAATTACTATTATGCCTAACGTTAAGTACAAGCAAGTTATTAAAAGAGTAGCTACTGACTCAATTATTAAAAACGGAACTTGTGACTTTGACCCAACTTCAACTGTAACACTTACTGAAAGAATTTTACAGCCTGAAACATTCCAAGTTAACCTACAACTTTGTAAAACTGACTTCCGTTCAGATTGGGACGCTATCCAAATGGGTTACTCTGCGTTTGACGTATTGCCAAAATCATTTGCTGATTTCTTAATAGCACACGCTGCTGAGAAAGTTGCTCAACAAATGGAATTAGTTATCTGGGATGGTAACAACGCTTCTGCTGGTGAGTTCTCAGGAATTATGAGACAATTAGACGTTGACGCTTCATTGCCTGCAGGTCAAAAAATCGCAGGTACAACTGTTGACGCTACTAACGTAGTTACTGAATTAGGTTTAATCATTGACGCTTTACCTGCTGCATTGTACGGAAAAGAAGATTTGAAACTTTATGTATCTTCAAACATTTATCGTGCTTACGTTCGTGCATTGGGTGGTTTTGCTGCTAACGGAGTAGGTGCTAATGGTTACGATAACAAAGGAACTAACCAAACTTTAAACGACCTTTATTTTGACGGTGTTAAAGTATTCTTAGCTCCAGGTCTTGCAAATAACACGGCTTTATTAACTCAAACTTCTAACTTGTTCTTTGCGACAGGTCTGATGAATGATATGAATGAATGCCGAGTTTTGGATATGGGTGATTTGGACGGTTCACAAAATGTTCGTGTAGTTATGCGATTTACCGCAGACGCTAAGTATGGTTTTGCTTCTGACTGCGTTACTTACGGTATCTAATCAAACTAACAATTAATATGAGGGTGGTGAAATAAACGCCACCCTTTTTTGTTCAACATTAAAAATATAAAAATATGAGCTGTGATATAGCAAATGGAAGATTAGAAGCGTGTAAAGACTCGGTAAGTGGACTTGACGCTATCTATATTATAAACTACGGGCAATTTAACCCTGATTCTACTACATTGGGTGGTAACGTAACTTATGACGGAACTTATACTGATTTGATTAACGAAATTGCGAGTGTTTCAACGGTATACAAATTTGAATTGAAAGGTGCTAACTCATTTGAGCAAACTATCCAAACTTCAAGAGATAACGGAACTACTTTCTTTGAGCAAGTTTTAACTATCCAATTAAAGAAACAAGATGTTGTTACACACAAAACAATTAAATTATTGGCTTACGGACGTCCTCACATTATTGTAAGAACAAAAGGAAATCAATTTTTTATCGCAGGTTTGCAAAGAGGTTGTGACGTAACTGCTGGAACTGTATCTTCGGGAACTGCAATGGGAGATTTCAATGGTTATAATTTGACATTCACGGGGATGGAGAACGTGCCTGCTAATTTCTTGGATTGTTCTTCGGAAGCAGATTTATTGAGTGTAGTTTTAGACGGAGCAAGTGTAGTTACAAACTAAAATTTCTTTTCTCCAAGCATAGATTAACCCTGCCTAAATTGGTGGGGTTTTTCGTTTTTAGAAACAAGAACACGAAACAAACGTTTATAATATATGAACGTATTAACAACAACTTTAAGCCCTCAGCCATTGGTTATCGTGCCACGTTCGACAACGTTTGACACATTGATATTTACGGACGATAGCACAAACGACCCAGTTACAATAAACATTGATAGCGTAGTAGACAAAGATTACTACCAAATCTTAAACGTTGAGTGTGCTTTAATAGAAAACAGATTTTATAATGTTGAATTGTTTAACGACGGAGATTTAATTTATAGGGGTAAGGTATTTTGTACCGACCAACCAATAGTAAGTTTTTCAGTTAACAACGGGCAGTATGTAAGTAATTCGACAACAAACACTTTTATAGTTTATGAATAATTTTCACGTTATAAATTTAGCAAAATACGAACCGCCTCAAGTAGTAGAATCAAAGAGGGAAGATTGGGTTACTTACGGTGACGCAAATTCTTATTTTACTTTTTTGATAGATAGATACAAAAATTCAACAACGAATAACGCAATTATAAACAATATAAGCCGTTTAATTTACGGACGTGGATTATTTGCTTTAGATGCTAACAGAAAGCCAAATGAGTACGCTCAAATGATGGCTTTATTTAATCAAGATTGCTTACGAAAGTTATGTTTTGAATTAAAGGCTTTAGGTCAATGCGCTATACAAATTCATTACGACAAATCGCATAAAAAAATTCTAAAGGCTTACCACATTCCAGTTCAGTTATTAGCACCTGAAAAGTGTAATAAAGACGGAGAAATAGAAGCCTATTATTATTCTGATAATTGGGAAGATACAAAAAAGTATGCACCTAAAAGAATAAGTGCTTTTGGTTTTTCAAACAATGAAATAGAAATACTTTATATTAAGCCTTATTCGTTAGGAATGAAGTATTTTAGTTACGTTGACTATCAAGGGGCTTTAAGCTATGCGCTATTAGAAGAAGAAGTGTCAAATTATTTGATTAATGAGGTACAAAATTCTTTTTCAGGGACCAAAATCGTGAATTTTTCTAATGGGGTCCCGACTCCAGAAATGCAGGACGAAATTAGTCAACAAGTTTTAGGAAAATTAACAGGTTCAAAAGGGCGAAAAGTTATAGTAAGTTTCAACGATAATCCCGAAAACAAAACAACGGTTGAAGATATACCATTGAACGATGCACCCGAACATTATACTTATTTAAGTGAGGAATGTTTACGCAAAATTATGTTAGGTCATAACGTAACTTCTCCTTTGCTTTTTGGTATTGCTTCAACAACTGGTTTTAGTTCGAATGCTGACGAGTTAAAGAACTCTGCTATATTATTCGACAATATGGTAATTAAGCCGTTTCAAGACCTTTTAATAGCTTCTTTGGATAGAATATTAGCTTTTAATGGAATATCGCTTAAATTGGCTTTTAAAACGCTACAGCCTTTAGAATTTACAGACGTAGAAAACGCACAAAACGAAGAACAAGTAGCAGAAGAAACGGGAACTATGTTAAGTAAAGATTCCGTAATTGCTCAAGCGTTAATTGATTTAGGCGAAGACGCACAAGAAAACTGGGTTTTAATTGACGATTATGTAGTTGATTATGACGCAGAAGAAGAAGCGGATAAAGAAATAGAAACCTTAAACGGAAAAAAACCGAGTTTATTAAGCAAAATAGTCAATTTAGTTTCAACAGGAACAGCAAACCCACGGGCAAAAAGTGAACAAGACGAAGTAGTAGACGGAATTAAATTTATTACCCGATATTCTTACGATGGGCAAATAAAAGAAAATAGCCGTGAGTTTTGTAAAAAAATGATTGGGGCAAATAAACTTTATAGAAAAGAAGATATTATTAGAATGAGTAACCAAGTAGTTAATGAGGGTTGGGGTCCTGAAGGGATAGACCTTTATTCGATTTGGTTATATAAAGGCGGTGGTGATTGCGGTCACGTTTGGAGAAGAAAAACGTTTGTAGCGTTTGACGAAAAAACGGGAATCGACCCATTAAGCCCAAAAGCTAAAACAATTTCTACTAATAAAGCTGAAAAGGCAGGTTATAGAGTTCGTAACCCTAAATTAGTTGCAATGCGTCCTAAGGATATGCCTTACAATGGTTTTTTACCAACTAACAAACGTTTTCAATAATGGCTGAAATACTTTTTATAACACGAGATGACATAGTGCGTTACACGGCTTTAAACGGCAATGTAGACACCGATAAATTTATTCAGTTTATTAAGATTGCTCAAGACGTTCAGATAGAGAATTACTTAGGAACTAAATTAGTTGACAAATTAAAACAATTAATTGAAGATAACGAGGTAAACGATGCTGGAAATGAGAATTACAAATTCTTATTAGAAGGTCACGTTAAATGGATGTTGATTTATTGGGCTATGTACGAATATATGCCAAACGCAGCTTATACAATCGCTAACAAAGGGGTTTATAAACATTCAAGTGAAAATGCGGAAAACGTAGAAAAAAACGAAGTTGACTACTTGCGTGAATATTACAAAACTTTAGCGGATAGATACACTTCAAGGTATTTAGATTACATAACAAACAACTCCGCTTTATTTCCTGAATACGATGCAAACGAACCGGGTGACGTTTACCCAAGTGACAATATTAACTACGGCGGCTGGATTTTATGAAAACATACAAACCAAAAAAGGAAAATATTAACAAATTACTCGTTTATTTAAAAAAACTCAATGGCAAAGGTAAAGATATCGGAACTAACAGCAAAGGGAAGTAGTTTAGCACAAACTGACTTAATACCTATTGCTGAGGTTTTAGGAGGTGGTTATGTTACTAAAAGAGTAAACGGAAATAACGTTAATTATCGTGTTTTTGCTCAAACAGCAAATAGCCCAACAATAACAGCAACTACAACAGAAGGTACTTTGATAGATGGCGGAGTAGGTTCTTTAACAGTCCCTGCAAACACTTTTCAGGTTGGCGATTCTTTTCGTTTAGATATGGGCGGAGTAATGAGCGCACAAAACGGAAACACGATAACAATAAGATTAAAAACGGGTTCTGTTTTATTAGGTAGTTCGGGTGCGTTAACAATGCCTTCAATTACTAATCAAGTTTGGTATTTAACAACTACGTTTACGATTAGAGCAATAGGTGCTGCTGGCACTGCTTCAATAGTTGCCTTGTCACAATTTCACGTTTTAAAAGCTGCTTCGGGAACTCAAGAAGGGTTTGCTTGGAATACGATTAACTCAACAACGTTTAGTACTACAATCAATAATACTTTAGACATAACGGCACAATTTAGTACTAACAACGCTAATAACTCTATTTATTCAGATATTTTCACATTAAGTAAAACATATTAAAAAATTAAATTATGGCAAACGAAATAGGATGGGGAGAAGGTGCTTGTAATAACGATATAGGTTGGGGAGTAGCACAAGAATATTTTAGTTGTAGCGGAGCAGGTGCTAATGCTGCTGTTAAAAACAGTGATGATACTTACAATGTAACAGTTGCGTCTGGAGGTACATTAATATTGCCTGATATTACAATAACTGATAGTGACGGAACACCAAACACTGTGCCAGCAGTTCAAAACTTTACTTGCACACCGATTCCTGTCGGTGCAACGTTATTAAAAACAGGTCAAACAACGTCTTATAGAACTGGAGACGATGGCGACATTGAAGCAGGTAGAGATACAAATTTTACAACATTAGCAAGTAATAACCCATTCGGAAACACAAATCGTTTTACGGACGAGTTAGGTGGAACTACTTATACAAATAATATAGTAATTGATTGGAGTACTTACAATGGCTCAACTGTCTTAGGTATTTCACGAGTAGCGATAGCAACAGGTCAAACTTGGAATAATGCTGTTGATAATTCACTTTCTTATTCAGTTGGAACTTTCACAAGTGGATGGAGATTGGCAAATATGAAAGAGATATTTAACTTGCTTAACTATGCCAATAATGAGGCTAATTTATTAAACTATTCTCCATTGAATTTATCTTCAACAGGTCGCATCTATTGGAGTGCAAATACATTATCAAGTGCAACTACTTCGGCCTATACTTTTAACAATATAGGTAATACTGCAACAATGACAAAAGTCACAAGTGCAAATATGACTTATATAAGAGTAAGAACATTTACCGTAACAGGAACAACTTTAACATAAAATAAAAAATGGCAACTTATAAATTTCCGCAATTCAACGTTACAATCACTAACCCTGTTGTAACAGTTACAATAGTAACAGATGATATTATTAATAGAGTATGTAGTGCAAACGTTTTGCTAACTACACCTTCTGCAATCTTTGGGATAGATTTTTACGGATATTCTTATACGCAAGATTGGAGCGACCAAGATATTATTGACTGGGTTAATAACGTGGAACTTCCAAAATACGAAGTACAATGATTGACGTAAGCAAAGTTATAGAAATAATCAAAAAGCAGGGAGCAACGGGAGTTTTGGCGATGTGGTTATGGTATACTCATTCCGATGTTCAAGATTTAAAACATCGTTTATATGATTGTTATGGGAAAAATAATAACACGGCTTCGAAGCCAATTAATGACACTACTCATTTTGCTGTTTTACCGAAAGATGAATTGAACGAAGAATGAATTACGATTGGTTAAAAGAAGAAAAAGCACCCCGTGTTTTAGTTCAAGCTGTTAAACAACTTGGGGTAACCGAGATTGTAGGCAAAGAACACAATCCTGTTATATTAGGTTGGGCTAAAGAACTTAAATTAGCAAGTGTTTATAATTCAGACGAGATTCCGTGGTGTGGTTTGTTTATAGCTTATTGCTGTAAAATGGCAGGTCTTGACGTAGTAGATAAACCATTATGGGCGTTATCGTGGAGTAATTGGGGTAATGCTGTAAGCGAACCAATGTTAGGCGATATACTAACGTTTAGACGAAACGGAGGAGGACACGTTGGAATTTATGTTGGCGAAGACGTGACACATTTTCACGTTTTAGGCGGAAATCAAGGTAACGCAGTTAGTGTTTCTCGTATTGCAAAGAGTAGATTATATAAAGCAAGGCGGACAGCTTGGAAGGTTGCACAACCTACGAATGTTCGAAAAGTAAAATTAGAAGCAAAAGGAGTAATAACAACAAACGAAGCATAATGGCAAAGAAAAATTTAAACGTAAATGTTGACACGGAAAATATAGATGTTAATGTTGAACGTAAAGACGGAGATTTAAAAGTTAACTACGATTCTAAAAAACTTGATGTACAAGTTAATAAAACCGCTGACAACGTTGAGGTGAAAGTCGACGCACAAGGCGGTTTATTAAAACTGGTTGGCAAAGTATTAAAAAAAGTTTTGCTGAGAAGATTAAAATAGTATATTTGCACTATTCTTCATAATTGATAGGTTAATTGTTAACGAGAAACCCTTACTTCGGTAGGGGTTTTTTAGTTTATAGAAAAAATATTTGTTAAAAATGTAACATTATATTTAAAAGTATAGTATATTTGTACCAAACAATTAATATTTAAGTTATGAAAAATTACTTTTTAGACTTGTTAGACCAAGTCACACCTGCGAATGAAGAACACAAAGAGTTTTTAAGGGTCATTTCGTTCGGTTTAACGCTGTTTATCGGCACGTTTGGTATGTTACTATCACTTTTTATTTTAATACGATGAGAAAGCCTAAAAAAGCGTCCCCGACTTTGATTGAAATAATTGATTATTGGTTGGAGCAAAAGAAGAATAATACGGGAAGGATGGATATTCAACATTATATGAAGGTTTGCCACGCAAAAGCACGAACGTTAAGATGGAATGAGAACGATAAAACTTGGAGTTATGTGGGTAAAAAATAGAGATGGTTATACTTTGTTGCTAAGTAATGACCCTTGTGAAGTATTTTATTATTTTAATATAAAAGAAATGCACGGGTTAAACATAACGGATTGTAGGTTGCATCAAAACACGAAACAAAGTAGTTATATTGCAGGGTGGTGTAATTTCATTCCTAAAGTAAATAATCAGTATGGTGAAAAGGATAAGCGATTCGTGTTTATTAACTTGTCACAATGTACGGATGAGGTTAAAACAACGGGTTTAATTATGCACGAACTTTGTCATCAGTCGTTATTCAGGTTTAATTACGATATGGAAAAAGAAGAAGAAATAATTACTTGGGCAGAAAATGAAACCTACGAAATTTATGAATACGTTAAAACATTGATATGAAATACAGGTGGATTAGAAAAATAACTCAAACGTATAAGGGTAGAACTTATTTAAGTTATGCGGTAAGTATTAACGACAAGCATCTTTATAGTTCGTCCGTGTTAGAGTATTGCGAAGAATACGTTTTGAAGTACGCACAAAAACACGGAATCAAAGAAGAAGATATATTAAGAAATGGAAAACATAAAAGAATTAAATTATGAAAACAAAAGAAGTTACAGCGGTATTCGAATGGACGAATAAAGCTATTTTGTTGCAGCAACTGGATAGGTTAAAAGAATTAATTTTACAAGGTAAAGAATATCACGAGGACGTTTATAATCAAGTTAGTTTACAATTTATGCAGAAATACGAACGAACTCGGGGTTTTAAGATAGTAAGTGAAAATGAAGTAATAGTAAAATCTAAAGTATGACACCAAAAGAAAAAGCATTTGAATTATTTACAAAATTTGCAGACATTGAACATTTAGGTGTTTATGGGGATTATAACGGAACTTGGGAATGGAGTTCGTCTTTATGGAGAAAACAAGCTAAAGAAAGTGCTATAATTGCAGTAGATGAAATTATTAGTTCTAATAAAATATATAATCATAATTATTCTAATATATTTTGGAACGAAGTTAAACACGAAATAGAAAACCTATGACACCTAAAGAATTTGCAATAGAATTAATAGACAAGTTTTACATAGGTCTTGAAATAAAAGACTACCGGGTAGCAAGAAATTGCGCTATATTTACTTGTCACCAAAGAATACAGGAAACAACTACGTTAACACGAATTAAATTTTTAAAAGAAGCAGTAACCCAATTAGAAAAGCTATGAGAAATTATTTAGGATGCGCCGTTTACTTTTTTTTAGGTGGTTTATTTTGGTACATTGTTATTCACTTTATAATTAAGTTTTGGTGATGAGAGTTCTTGGATTATGGGATGGAAAGCAAAAGATTGACTATCGAAAGTTAAGGCGATGGAAGGTAAAAGTTAACATATCGAATAATTTTTATAAGAATTTTGAAGAAGATTAAAAAATAGTTCGTATATTTGTAAAACCTGTGCAGAGGTAAATTAAGGAAATTATTATAAACTCTTTAGTTAGTAGGCTGCACCCGAACGCTAAAGGGTTTTTTTTATGACTAAAGTTTACTTGTTTTCTGAAAACATTTATAATCAAAATGGTACAATTAGTTTTTTATGGTTCGGTAAAGTCTGAAACAACCGAACACGAGTTGCGATGTTTTTGTAATACTCATCACGAAATTTATGTTGGAATTGAAATGCATCAGGGAATTGAGCATTTTATTTGCTTAGATAAAGCTACAGCAATAAAATTTAGCAAAGAATTACGTAAACAAATAGCACTTATAGAAGATGAGAAAGGGGTTTAAATTTTATCGCAGTTATTATGATGTAGCTTCGGAACTAAACGACAAAGATAGGTTAGCTTTTTACGATGCGCTATTAAAAAGACAATTTACAGGAGTGGAAGTTGAATTAACGGGGTTAGCAAAGTTTGCTTATATTAGCCAAAAGCATTCAATAGACGCACAAGTTAAAGGTTATGAAGATAAAACAAACACCCCTTTAATAGACCCTGCACAAGGGGGTGCGCAAGGGGGTATTGAAGCCCCTTCGGTACAAGAGAAAGAGAAAGAGAAAGAGAAAGAACAACTTGTTATAGTTCCTTTTCAGGAACGTGTAAATAGTTTTTTGAATTGGTTTAACTCAGAATTTACAAAACACGAAAAACAACAAGGTAAATTTAGAACCCTAAACAATCAAACTGAAAGTAACCTAAAAAAACTTTTGGATAAATATTCTTCTGAAGAATGGAGTTATGCATTTTTTAATATGATTCAAAATGAATGGGTAATAGAAAGTAAGAATGCAACACCCGACCATTTTTTAAGACCTGCTAACTTTGAGAAATATTTAAACCAACCTAAACAACAAGAAGAAAAATTTAACCTACCCCATTTACGATGAACGGATTTAAAATAACTGAACAAGGCGATATTGTAGATAAGATTTACAAGCACCGTGATAACTACCATAAAAAAGGAATGTTTTTAGGTTGGGAACAATTACACAAACATTACTCGATGACCTTAGGTAATTGCACCGATTGGACGGGTTACCCAATGAGCGGTAAAACTCAAGTTCTTATGGAGTTACTTGTAAACACTTCTAAATTTTACGGATGGAAGCATTTAGTTTATTTTCCTGATGTAGGTAATAACGTTGAAATCGTAGCAGATTTAATCCATAAAAAGACGGGCAAAAGTTTTAATCCTAATTCAGAAAACGTAATAACGGATATTGAAATAACGCACGCTATGGAATGGGTATTTAGACACTTTCATATCGTTACACGAAGCGAAACAAAAGGGAAATTAAGTCCGCAGGATTTTTGGGAATGGGCTGTTAAATTAAAAAACACGGACGAAGGATTGCACACAGCTTCCATTGATAGTTGGAAGGATATGAGCCACGATTACGAAAAACACGGAGGATATGCACAATATTTGGAGTATATTTTACCATTAAGAAATCATATTGCGGAACAAAACGATTTGCATTTACACACAATTATTCATCCTAAGTTAACTGAAAAGGAAAACGGCAAAAGACCCGCTCCAAGTCCTTACGATTTAAAAGGTGGTAGTGAATGGTTTAACTCGGGTAAATCAATGATAACCGTGCATCGTGAAAATATTTTAAGCAATGAAGTTATAATTTACTTTAACAAAATTAAACCCCGTTCAATAGGTGAAGTCGGAAGCATTAAAATGTATTTTGACAAAGACCGATTAACTTACTATTTTCAGGATGCAGAAAACAACAATTACACGAAATATTACGCAAGTGAACAGCGCAGCCCGTTACAATCTGTAACCAACTCAAATAGCTTCCCAACTAAACTACAATTAAACGAACCCGATATAGTTAACGGAAAAGAATTACTTTCGTTTAGCGAAAAGATGAAACAAAGTAACTTACCAAAGAGTAACTTACCAAATAGTGATGTTCCTTTTTGATTATTATAACAAGCAAAAACACGAATAAATGGACGAACTGACAATTATAAAAGGCAAAGTGTTATTAGACACTACTTATTTAAAGATTAAAATAAGCCTTGAAGAAATCAAACAAAAACACGAACACAGAAACGATTTAATTAACTCAATGGAACGTACTTTAGCAGACTTACAAGAAGTAAAGATTAGTTACGATGCTATGGAAAAAGAACTAAGAGCAGCAGTTCAATCGTGTTTTCGTTTAGAGCGATTGCTTCAGGAAGAAAAATTTAAAATAAAGGATTTAGAAATGCAATTAAAAACCAAAAATTATGAAATATAAAATATTAAATTTATACGCTTGTTTAGGTGGCAATCGTTACAAATGGGATGAGGTTGCTGATAATTTAGAAATAACAGCTGTTGAACTTGACCCTGAAGCAGCACGTTTATACCAAGAGCGTTTTCCAAATGACAAAGTAATAGTTGCAGACGCACACCAATATTTACTTGACCATTACAAAGAGTTCGATTTTATTTGGAGTTCACCGCCTTGCCCTACTCATTCACGAGCAAGGTATGCAAGAAGAAATACTACAACACCTGTTTATCCTGATTTAAAATTATATGAAGAGATTTTATTTTTAGCAAATTATTTTGAAGGTAAATATTGTGTTGAAAATGTTATTCCGTATTATGAGCCTTTAATACACGCACAAAAACGTGGAAGGCATTTATATTGGACTAATTTTATTTTACCTAATGATTTAAATGAACGTAAATCTTCAATTAAGGAAGGTAAAGATGAGGTAAATAAATGGTGTGACTTTCACAATTACGATTTTAGGAAATATAAAGG